CTCGGCAGCGCGCAGCGCGTCGGACTGCTCGGAGAAGCGCTCGCCCTCCACCGTCACGGCGCGCTTCTGCGCCGCCTCGTCCACGGCGCCGATGCGCGTGCGCGCGTCCTCGGTGCGCTGGCGGGCCGTCTCGATCATCCCGGGGTTGCGCTCGATGGCGCGGCGGGCGCTGTCCAAGTCGTCGGCCACGCCCCACATCTTGCGGCGGTGCGCGCGCTCCAGCATTTCCAGGGTCTGGATTTCAGACTCGGCCTGCACGCGCTCCAGCAGCAACGGGTTGCCGGAGGCCAGCGCGGCCATTTCCGCCATGCCCACGGCTTCCTCGTCGTCAAACTCCATCGTGAACGCGCCCTGATACTTGCGGATGCCGTTGATGGTGCGCAGCTTGGTCGCATTCAAGTCCCACATCTTGGCGTCCACCGTGCGCTCGGTGGCGTAGGCCAGAAGTTCCACCTCGAAGCCCTCGCCGTGCTTTTCCAGAAGCGCGTTGCCCTGGCGCACCACACGGCCCTCGCGCTGCTCGATGTCGCTGGGCTTCCACGTCACGTCCACATGGTGCAGCGCCACGGCGCGCTTTTGCACGTTGGTGCCGGCGCCCATGCGCGGGGTCGATCCAAGCAGCACGCGCACCTTTCCGCCATTGACCGCATCGAACAGGGCAGCTTTCTGCTCGTCGTTGGCTGCCTCCTGCACAAAGCGGATTTCATCGGCCGGGATGCCCATGGCCATCAGGTTGTCCTTGATCTGCTGGTAGGCATTCCAGGGCGAAGCCTGGGCCATGCGCAGCTCGGCAATCTCGTTCGGGTCGTATCGGTCCAGCGCCTCCTGCGCCTCGTCGTATGCCTCCTGGTCGTCGTCGGCCAGCGCCTTGTCGCGCTTGGCCACCAGCGCGTCGTAGGCCTTGATGGTCGCGTCGTCGCCCTTGCTCTTGGGGACCGATCGGTCCAGGAAGATCAGTTGCGTGCCCTTGTCGGCATCCCACTTGTCGTAGATGCGCTTGACCTCTTGGCTCACGCGCTGGAGCTTGCCGCCTTCCTCGGTGCTGGGGTTGCGCGGGTTCACCGCGCGCACGTCCAGCGACACCTTGCGGGCGCGGTCCATCAGGCGCAAGCGCTCGGCGTTGCGCTCGTAGGGGTCTTCGATGCCGTCCAGCCCGTCGAAGCCAGCCATCACGTCCTTCAACTCCTGCTCCTGGGCGGGCGTCGGCTTGATGGCAATCAGACGGCGGTCTTTATCGCCGGCCACCTTGGGCACAGGGAACGACTGGCCCTGGTTGTCTTCGGCATAGAAGCGCTTGATGTCCTCCAGGCTCACAGCGTCCGTGACCTGGTAGTACAGGTCCATCAGCGAACGCATGTTCGACCAGGTTCGGCCCAGGCGCGTGACCTGCTTCAAGCGGCCCGATTCGGTGGGCTCGAAGGCCGGCGTTGCTTCCACGAACTGCGTGCGGAAGGCGTCGAAGTGGGTCAGGCCCATGTCTTCCAGCGACTGCGCTGCCAGGTAGCGCAGCATGGTGAACATTTCCACCGCGCTGTTGCTGATGGGCGTGCCGGTCAGGAACGACACCGTGGCGGTGGGCTGCTCGGTCAGCATGCGCACCTTGTTGTACAGGTCGTTGGCCTTGCGCGAGCCGGTCTTGTCGCCCATGCCGCGCACGCCCGTGAGGTTGGACGAGTAGTACAGGTTCTTAAACTCGTGCGCCTCATCCACGGTCAGATCGTCCACGCCCATCTGCTCGAATGTCAGCAGGCGGTCGCGCACGCCTTCCTTGAGACGGTCCATGCGGGCCTGGATCTTCTCGGCCAGGCGCTCGGCCTCCTTCACGCCGAACGGCTTGCGGCGGCCGTTGTCGGCGCCGTCTTCCTGCGCCTGCTTCCAGGCGTCCTCGATGGCAGCCTGCGCCTGGGCCATTTCCAGCTCCAGGTAGCGGCTTTCCGTTTCCTGCGAAATGCCGATGAAGCCGAAGGACGAATGGGGCACGATCACGATGTCCCAATCCCCGGTGGCGATCTTGCCGAACAGGCGGCGGCGGCGCTTGGCCTCGAAGTCTTTCTTGCCGGCCGCCAGCACCTTGGCGCCGGGATACAGGCGATACACGTCCGCCTCCCACTGCTCCACCAGGTGGTTCGGGACCACGATCATCGGCTTGCGCGACAGGCCCATGCGGCGGCGCTCCATCGCGCGGGCGATGGCTGTGAAGGTCTTGCCGGCGCCCACGGCGTGGTCCACCAGCATGAAGCGCTCGTAGATGCCGCGCCAGATCGCATTGAGCTGGTGGCGGCGCATCTTGATGATGGCGTCGGGCACCTTGCCGGGCAGCGCCAGATGCTGGCCGTTGTACTGCCGCACCACGCGGGTATTGAACTTCTCGTTGAACAGCGACACCAGGCGCTGGCGGCGGTCGCCGTCCTTGAACACCCAATCGCCGAACTCGGCCACAATTTCCCGGGCCTTGAGGCCGGCAAGCGCGGTGCGCTCCTTGTCCACGTAGGTATTGCCGTCACCGTCCTTGGCCGTCACCGTCACAGGCTTGCTGTTCAGGATGCGGGTCACGATGTAGTCGGCCGGCGCACCCTCGCTGCTCCACTGCCTGAACTTGGAGCCGTCCGGGTTGCGCGTGTTCACCGTGAAGCTGTTGGTCACGCTGGAGAAGCCCACCTTGGTGCTGCCGCCGGCCAGGTAGTCCATGAAAGCGCCGTAAACATCGGTCGGAACCCAGGTGGCGCCCATCGTGGCCTGCACGTTCTCGGCGGTCCAGTCATCGGGGATGACCTTCTCCAGCGCCTGCACGTTCTTGGCTTGGCCGGCCGCGCGCGCAGCGTTCAGCTTGCGCTTGACCATGCCAGACAGGTACACGTCGGCGGTTTCCCAGGCGCCCGATTCCGGGTCTTTGAAGACCAGCGGGTCGGCGCCGTCCTGCAACTGCTCGGCGGCCGCTTCCTCGGACACCCCCAGCAGCGCCGCGATGCGCTCCATGTCCACCCGGCCACGCTCGGACAGCGTGATGGCCAGCGCGTCGGATGCCGTGGCGGCCTTGGTCGCAGGCTCGTACTTGGGCACCACCCGCTCACGCAGGATGGGCGCGGGCTTGGCCACTTCGCTCTGCTCTGGCAGGCCCGATGAGGCAGCCTGCGCGGCGGTGCGCTCGGGCTGGTAGTCCACCTCCAAAGCAGCCACGAGCCCGCCATCGGGCATCGTCATGGCCAGCGCCATGTTGGCCGAACGGTTCACGGGGCCATTGGCCTTGATGAACTCGGCATACGCCGCGGCCAGCGCCTTGCGGTTGCCTTCCATCACGACCTTGGCCGCGTCTGCAGTTTCCAGGGTCAGTTGGCGTTTCAGCAGGTCGCGCAGCTTGACCAGGCCCTTCAGACGCTGGAGCCCGGTCTTGCCCAGCAACTTGCGCGGGCTGATTTCTGACACATCAGCGAACACCTTGCGCTCGTACAGGTTGCGCTTGGTCGGCTTGCCGTCCTTGCCCAGCACCTTGACCTTCTGGCCCTGCTCGTCACGCGCTTCCACCAGCTCGTACCACCGGCCTTCGGCATCCTGGCTCAGGGATTCAGACCAGGGGCTGTTCTCGTCAATATCCTGGTAGGCGAACTCGTAGTCGCCCTCGGGCGTCTCGCGCTCGATCACGCGCTGCAACTTGCCGTCCGGCGTGGTCTTCACATGCCCGGCTTCCTCGGCCGCCAGGGCAATGCGCAGGGCATCGCTCATGGTGCGGTGGCGCGCTGCCGTGGCATCCATCACCTCCTGCTCGATGTTCTGCACGTTCTCCGGCAGCGTGGCCACCACGGCCGCCAGGCGCTCGCCCAGCTCGGCCGGGTTGTCCAGGCGCACGGTGATGTCCGCGCCGTGCTGCATCGAGCCCGAACGCTCCAGCACGCCCAGCACATGGCCGGGGTTCTGCTGGAAATAGGCATTGACCGTCATGGGGTCGCCGCCCAACGGGTCATTCAGTTCGACCGTTTCAACCCAGGCGGGGACCAGGGCTGCGGCTTGCGCATCGGCGTCCTTGGCCTTGGCCTGCAGCTTGCGGTATTCCTCCACCGCGACTTCCATGGCGGCCTGCTCACCAGGCTCCAGCTTCTGGAAGATCAGGATGTCCGTCACCACCTCGGTGCGCGCGTTCTCCTTGAAAGCCGTGTCCGGCAGGCGGATCGCGGCGATCAGCTTGGCCTTGGACGCCATGGCCAAGCGGCTGGACTTGTCCTTGGCATCCATCAGGAAGCGCGACACCACCATGGCCTGCAGCCCGCCGGGGCGCAGCGCGTCCATGCCGGCGCGGAAAAACTGGTTGTGGATGGACACGCCCTGCAGCTCGGGCTTGAACTGGAAGCGCAGCGATTCGCTGTCAAACGGTGGGTTGCCGATGTTCAGCATGAAAGCGTTGTCGGGCACCGGCACGGACTGGAAGCCCGAATGCAGCACCGTGGCCTGCGGGTACAGCGCCTGCCCAATGCGCGCGGTCAGGCTGTCGTACTCCACGCCAACAAAGCGGTGTGCCAGGTCGGCCGGCGCCAAGCCCAGGAAGTTGCCAGAGCCCATGGACGATTCCAGCACCAGACCGCCCCGGTAGCCCAGGCGGCGCACGGCATTCCATATTCCGGTGACGATGGTCTGCGACGTGTAGTGCGCGTTTCGGGTCGAACGGCGCGCTGCCTTGTACTCGGCGTCGGTCAGCAGCTCGCGCAGTTCCTCGCCGCGCGCCTTCCACTTGTCCTTGAACTCGCCGGAAATCGGGTCCGGGAAGGCGTTGGCCAGGCCGCCCCAGCCCACGTAGCGCGCCAGCGCGGCCTGCTCGTCAGGCGTGGCGCGGCGGTTCTCGGCCTCGATCTGCTTGAGCGCGCGGATCGCCGCCAGGTTGTCGTTGAACTTCTGGACCTCGCCGCCCTTGCCAAGAGCCACCTCGTCGGTGATCTGGAAATTAGCGGCCGGAATGTTCGGGGCGCTGGAGGCGCCCCCAGGAACGGCTACACGCCCATCTGCTGCCGGTGCTGGCGCTCCAGCATCGCCAGTTCCTTGCGTTCCCACGGCTCCAGATTTGCCTCGGGCTCCGGCTTGAGCAGCACGAACTCGGCCAGTGCCACTTCCTCCGCTTCGTGCTGCTGGAACCCCTGCCCCATCAGCTCGGCCACCATCTTGGCGGCTTCCTTGCCCGCCGTCTGCAGCGCCTGCTCCAGCTCGCCCGCTGCTTTCAGGCTGGCCACCTTCTGCGGCAGCCACTTTGCCCAGTGCTTGCGGGCTTTGGCTTGGTAGGTTGTTGCGCTCATCGTCTGCTCCGGTAGGTGCTGCGCCTTCTGCAGGCGATTCCATGGTATCCGTTTCGCTGTCCGCCGTCACGGCCTCGTGCGCCTCGATTTCGGCCTTGCTCTCCACGTCAATGACCGCACGCTTCGTGTCGGCGCCCTGCTTGCCGCCGGCCATGGCGATGTAGGCGCCCTGCAGGTGGTCCAGCGTCAGCGCATCGGCGGCATCGGCGCCCAGGTGCTCGCGGATTTGGTCGAGGGCGAACTTCGCCGAATCCTTGAACTTGTGATAGCCCAGGCGGAACGCCGCATCGAGCACGCGCGTGAGAACGGGCAGCAGCTTTTGCTCCTGCTCGGGCACGATGTTCATGCGGGTGTTCTTGCCCAGGATGTCGCCCAAGTCGGCCAGGGCGTTCATCAGATCGGCCTTGGCGCGGGTCTGGTCGGTGGTTGGCTTCTTCTTGGGGGCGGTATTGACCTTCTCCGCCCGCTCGCTGTCTGTCGTCCCACCCTTGGTTGGGTCGCGGTACTCCTTTCCGGTCATCGCCTGCACCATGCGGTTCCAGTCGCGCGGGGCGATGTCGAGCACGCGGCTGAACTGGAACGGCTTGCTCCACGCCTCGGGCTCCATCTCGGCCTTTGCTGCAGCCATGGCCTGATCGAGCGTCACGAACTTGTCGTTGCCCAGCATGATGTCGCCGGGCCGTTCGTCCGCATGCGCCAACTTGCGCAGGTCCATGGTTTCAGTGCTGGCAGCCTCCGACAACTCCGGCCGCGTTGTCTCAGGCGTCGGGCTTTTGGAAGACGCCACCGTGCTTTCCTCGGCCGTCATGAATTCAGGCTTCAACTCGCCCTTGTCCATCTGCATGCCCTGGCGCGTCGGGCGCAGCTCCACCGTTTCGCTGATGCGCACGCCCCCCTCGGCGTAGAAGCGCACGCCGTTCTTGTCCTGGCGGATCATCACGCCGTCCGATCGCCGGCCCACGATGGTGCTGCCGTCCGCGTTGGGCTTCTCCTGGGCAGGAGCTGCCGGCGCAGGCGCAGCGGGCGCTGCTTCCAGCTTGGCCAGGAGTGCGCGCTTCGCGTCCAAGGCAGTCTTGCCCTGCGCGCGCACGCCCTTGGTGTCGTTGTTGGTCACGGCAACCTCGGTGTAGAAGTGGCCGCCCATGTCCTTGGTCACGACACCGCCATTGCGGCCGATGACGGACAGAAGGCGCTTTTCCTCGTCGTTGCTCCAAGGCGCTTCCTTCGCCGCCTCGGCCGGCGCCTTAGCCTTCTCCTGCACCACGAAACGCTTCTGGTCCTGTACCACCTCGTGGGTATCGCCAAGGCCCGAATCGGCCACGAACGCATTGGCCTTGTCCTGCGACAGGAACCAGCCGCGCCCATCTGCCACGCGCTGGATGGCCTTCTGGCGCTTGGCGCTTTCAGCTACGTTATTGATAGCTGCAGGCGCTTGATCCTTATGCGTTTCAGTCTGATTTTGCTCCGTTTCCACGGGAACGGCAGGCGTCGGTTCGTCCGCCCGCGCAGCCGGCTCCAGCGCGTCGGCGATCTTGAGCTGGAGGTTCGCGTTCAGGTTCGCCCACACGGCGCCGTGCAGGTTCTTCTTGGTGATGGGATTCGCGGCGATGCGCTGGGCGAGGGCCTGGCGCTCCACCGTGGTCATGCGGGTCCAGGTCTTCCCGACGTTATCGAGGCGCTGGGCGCGCTGCTCGCGGCCTTCTGCCTCCGGCGCAGCTTGCGCGCCTGACGCTGCCGCTGCTTGCGCTCCAGGGTTCGCAGGCGTGGTGCTGCCATTGGCTACTCCTGCGGCGCCAGCGTCTTGCGGGCCTGCGATTCCTTGAGCGTCTGGTGCAGCGCGTGCGACTGTTGGCGCTGCTCCTTCTTGCGGCGGTTGCGTGCGAGCTTGCTGGGCTTGGTCGGCTTGACGGCCATCGGGGACTCCTTGGGGGGTGGTTGGAATGGAAAGCTCGGCCGGCACCTGGCCAGCGTCTTCGGTCAGCGCCGCAAACGCGGTATCGGTGCGCTCGGCGCCGGGCACCGTGCCGCGCTGCTCGTCGTCCAGCTCGGCCTGCAGCTCCTGCTGCTCGCGCGCGGCGCGGCGGCGCGACAGCTCCTGAGCCAGTTGCACGCGCACATCGCGCGACTGCGCGCCGCGGAAAGCATGGGAAAGCTGCTCGTCCGACCAGGCGGCCATGCCGTCCGTCTGAATTTCGCCAGTTTCTTGGTCTACGCCTTGCTGCGCTTGCGTTTGCTGCTCTTGTTTTTGATTGTTTGTCGCGGGCTTCTTGGCGCCCTTCTCGGCCTGCTCTGCGTCCTGCGCCAGCGCGGCGGCCTGCTGCATCTGGCCGGTCACGCCGGCATCGACAGCCAGCGCCGCGCCGGCCGACAGCGGGCCAGCGGCGGGGTCCAGGCCCATGCGCACCGAGGGGCGCACTGCGGCCCCGGTGGACTGGTAAATCTCGTCGTCCGGCTCGGCCACGGCGCGCGATGCGTCCTGCGCGGCCTGGCGGCGCGCGGCGTCGGCCGCCTGCTGCTGCGCCAGCACGGCAGCGCCATCGGGCGGCGTGGACTGCGGAACACCGGGGTCTCCCAGCTCCTGCTCCTGCAATGCTGCGAGCTGGTCTGCGTAGGCCTGGCGCACGCGATCCATGCCAGAGTTCGATGGGGCAGGCGACTCACCTGGAGCCTGCGGCGCAGGCTGGCCTGGGCCTGCGGCCGGCGCCGGTTGGCGCATTCCGTGATAGCCCGACGCGGCACCCCCCATGGCGGCGCCCGACAGCACCCCCATGACGGCCGCCGAATCAACGTCCTGCAGCCAGTCCTTGCCCAGCGCCAGGTTCTGGAAAATCTGCTCGGCCAGCGACTGGGGCAGTTCTTCCAAGAAGCCCTCGGAAATGGCGCCCTCGATCACGCGGCGCGGGATGCCCTTCATGGCCTGCTGCTGCACCAATGGATTGGCAGCCGCGCGCACAGCTGCAGCGCCTGCCTCGTCGGCCATGCCCTTGCTGCCCTGGGCGATCATGGTGTCAACGTCGCCCACTCCAAGGCGGTTGGCAAAGCGGTTGCCCACAACGCCTGCCGCGCCGCCAACAACGCCGGTTGCCAGCGAAAGACCTGCCTGGCCCGGCGTCAGCAGGCCGTCCGGGGTTTCCTGGCGGATCTGCTCGGCCGCAGAGCCGGCCATGGTCACGCCCTCGCCTGCGGCACCGGCCAGCGCTGCGCCCTTGGCGCCCATTTGGCCCAGCTTGGTGGCGGTCATCAGGCCACGGGCGGCCACGCCGCCCAGGCCCATCGAAGGCAGCGACTCGCCCACGGCGGTAGCAATGAGACTGGGGTTCTGGATCGCCGTGACGGTCTTGTCCACGATGCCATCGGCCGCCTGGAACTTGCGCTGCGCCTCCTTGGTCGCGTCGGAGTGCCAGTCGTTGACCAGCTCCTTCGCTTCCTTGGGCCGGAAGCCCACAGAGCCGCCCTCGTTCTCCAGGAACTTTCCGACCTGCCCGCCCGTTGGGATGTCCGCCAGGCCCACCAATGCCTCTGGAACGGCGATAGCGCCCTTCACGGCGGTAGCTGCAATGTCGCGCGCCCATCCCTTGAAGCCGCGCGCAGGGGGTTCTGGCAGAAACTCCGTGTCCCCGGCGCCCCAATCAGTGCTGCCAGATGCGGGGGCCGGCTTGTCGTTCTCGCCCCAGGTTTCAGTGGACGCCGCGGTGTTGAGTTTGTCTTGTGCCATGGCGCCACTTTCGTGGTGTCAGGCAAAGTAGTCGAACCCTATGCTGGGCACTCAGCCCTTGACCATCACCTTGCCATCCTTGATGTACTGCGCCCCCTTTGGCAGGGCGTCGTACTCGGCCTTGGTTTTTGGCGCTTGCGGACCAGAAGGCTTGGCACCTGCATCCACCCGCTCCACCTGTCCAGTCTGCGCGTTGTAGCGCACGATGCTGCCCTCGCTGGTCGAGCCATCGGCATTCTTCGTGGTGGGCGTGACCTGGAGCTTCCACGGGGATTCCGCCTGCTTGCCGGACAGGTCGCGGATCTGCTGGGCCACGGCCGCGCGTTCCTCGGGCGTCTTGGCCGCCTCGTAGCGCGCCTGCCGTTGCTCCTGGCGCTGGCCCTGGCGGATGTCGAAGCCGCGCACCTGCTGCTCCAGGTTGAGCTTGCGCCCGTCGATGGCGCGGCGCGCCTGGGCATCGAAGCCGCGGGCCTGCACATCGGCCAGGTTGCCGCTCAGAGCGTTGTCGGACACGTAGCGGGCTGTCGCGTCCTTGGCGCTGGCCTCGGCGGCGTGCAGAGCAACCCCCGGCGCGGCCTGCCGCAGCTTCGCGTCGCTCTCCAGCATGGCGGCGAGGCGCATGCGCTCGGGCGACACGACCCCCTTGCCGTGCTGGTCCCACTTCCCGCCGTTGTTCATGATGGAGCTGGCCGACACCTCGGCATTGCGCAGATCGTTGCGCGCCTGCCAGGAATTGCCACTGTGCAGCACCTGGGGCGCCTGCACCGCCTGCGGCGCGAAGCCGCCGGGGGCAAAGCCGCGCGCCGTCACCCGATTCGCGGACTCCTGCTGCGAGCGCTGGGCCAGCGCGTCGGCTGCTGCCATGCTCTGCGCGCTGGGCTTGCCCGTGAACCCGGGCGCGAAGCCCATGCCGGAAGCGCTGTCGCTGTACTGGCCGCGCCCGTGCTGGTACACACCGGCCATCACCTCCTGGGCCTCGGGCGTGCCGGGCTTGGCGCCCATGGTCGGCGCGCCACCGGAAGGAGCGCCACCGGAAGGAGCACCAAGCGCCGGCTCCGTCACGGCCGGGACATTGCCACCGCCACGTTGCACATCCGTGCGAGCCGTTGCGGGCGCCTGCGCCGGAGAGGGCACGGGGGGGGCTGGCGCCTTCTGGAATGAGTCGAAGAACGCGCGCGTGCCGCCATCGAGCCCATCGGCCACCATCTGCACCCCGCTGCGGCTGCCTGCACTGTGCATCTGGCCCAATGGAGCCGTGGCCGGCGCAGACTGCACGGCAGGCGGGGCAGCCAATGGGGGCGTGGCTGCAGGGGCTCCCGGAGGCTGCAGCGCCTGATCTGGCGTCCTGTTGGGCTGCGTCCCAATGGGCGCTGGCACCTGTGCGAACCGCGCCGCGTCTGCGCCGCCGTTGTTGGCCAGGCCGCCCACCTGGGTGACGCCGGCATTTTGTGCCGCAGCCGCAGCATCGCCGAAGCTGCTGGGGCGCTTGGTGCTCTCGTCCTCCACCAAGCCGCCATTGGAAAAAAACTGGCGCGGTTCCTCGGGCTGGGCCTTCGGCGCGAAACCGCGCACCGGCTGGTGCGTGGCTTCCTTCACCTGGTCGAGGGCCTGCACGCCGATGGCGTGCACCTGCTCGGGAGGCATCTTGAACTCGCCGTTGGACAGGTTCACCGGCACCTCGCGGCCCATGCCGGCCAGCTTGTCCGCGCCCACGGCCTGGGTGCTGTCCGCGGGCATGATGTAAGTGCCATCGGGCACCTCGTCGGGCACCTCGTCGGAAGTGCCGGTTCCGGGGCCGCGCACCATGCCGCCATCGGCGTAATCCAGGCCTGCCGCCTTCTCGCGGCGCTTCATAGCGCCCATGCTGGCATAGTCGCTGACGGCAGGTGCGGCCGGCTGTACGGCTTGCTTGGCCTGCTGCTGTGCGGCCTGCTGCTGCGCCTTCTCCTGCGCCTGCTGGGCTCGGTAGGCGGCAATGCGCGCATTGTGTTCCTCGTCCATGCCGAAGAACCGTTTTGCGCCCTGGACCAGGCCGCCGTCTGCGTAGTTTTGGGGTTGAAAGCCTCGCATGGAGCCTCCTTTGAATCACGTTGCGCGATTCTTTCTGGCCCATGGCTTATCGGGAAGCCCTATACGGGGTGAATGATTCCGGCGGTGCTGACAGGCGCCGCCGGACTGCCGTCACATCACCTGCCAAGCCGATCCATCGTATCGTTTTGCTGTTGCTGCAGTCCATTCGCTACCGTTCCAGCGCTTCAGCGCCGCTGCGACCCAGGCCGTACCGTTGAACGCCTTTACGGAAGTGGACGGACCCGTCGATGCCCAGGAAAAATTGGCCGAGGCGCCACCTGGCGGCGTGTATGCCGCAGCGCCCGCCCAGGAGAAGTTTGCGGCGTTACCAGGTGGCGGTATGTAGCTCATACGGGCGTGATCCGCAATATGAGGTCGTTGTAGACGGTCCCGGCCGCATCATCGAGACAAACGGCGTGCGCTTGGGAGTCCACGGGGACGGATACTGAATACTCGCCCGTGGTGGCGTCGCTGGTGGTGCGCCCAAGCACCTCACCCGTGTCACGAACAGAAACGCGCACTTCGCGTGCTGCCGGGTTGCCGGAAGCGTCCAGCACCGTGCCGCTCACGATCTTCCAGCTCTCGCGCCTGGGCAGCGGCCGGTAGGCGCCTGTGATTTCGTGGCATCGGATGGGGTTTACCGTGATGTCCCAGCCCAAGGCGATGTCGAACAGGCAGTACACCGCGCCAAAATCCACCCCAACGCCGATAGCACCAAGGTTCGCCATGCGTCACTCCCAGGTGTTGCTGGTTTCCAGTGCCATGCGGCCCCGTGTGCCGCCGCTCGACACATCGACCAGAAGGAACTCTTTTCCAGCCAATGCGCCGCTGCCTTGGAACGTGTCGCCGGGGTTGCCGGGCAGGTTGTGCGCCGGGCACCAACCCCCGGGGATAATGCCGCGCACAACTCCGGCAACGGGCTCATGTACGAACAGTGGCGCGATGCCGATACCCCCCGTCACAGGGTCCGGAAATGAGCTGCCCCCCGTACCCACAACTGCCACGCCACCCGCCTTGGCGTGATCGGTGTGCTTGCCTGCAGTGATAGAGGCTCCTGTCTGCGTGTATGAGCGTGGGATGAAGTGCCCAGGCCCAACAGACGGCATCGTGTTGGAAAGTGTTCCAATTTGGTTGCCGCTAGTTGTCGATGTGTTTCCAGCGATCAGTAACGTGTTAAATGCATCCCCGGCCTTAGCGCTGATAAAGTCGCCAAAGAACGTTCCGAACCCCGCTGCGGCAGAGCCCGCAATGGTGTCTGCGACCTGCGCGCTGACGACCCAGCACCGCTTTTCGTCGGCCACAACCACCCAGCCGCGCGCGGCCGAACTCGCTGCATTGGACTTGACGACGTAGCACCCGCCGCTGAGTTGCGCGTCCGTGGGAAACGGTCCGGTGCCAGTGCTGACTGCCGTCATACCCTCATGGCCGCGCACCCGCGCATACTGCGCATTCGTGTCATCGATCCACAGGGGGCGACGGTTGCCGGCGGCGGGGCGAAGCACAGACAGGTTCGTGCCGGAAAATTCCTGTGTCCAGCCTGCCGCAGCCTTGCTGCCATAGCCATCGACCAGGCAGGCCTTCAGAACAGCAATGAACGCACCAACAGAGCCAGAGTAGACTGGCGCGCCGGAGTCGGTCGAGTAGTAAGTGCGGACGGTCATGCCGGCTCCTTGGTGTGGATGGCTGTGGCGTGGTCGAACGCCACGGCAGGCGTGATGTTTTTCATGCTATTGCTCAGTACGAAATCCAGATGTCACCGACCGCTGGGGATGTAGGCGCTGTGGTGGAGACGGTGAGCTTGAACCCGAGCGCAGGCTCCTTTCCATCCAGAGCGGTCTGCAAGCCGGCCACGTCCGAAACGGCATGGCTGTGCGAGGCTGGGGGTTGCGGAGGGAGCGCGTCTCCTCCAGGCAGCTCTTTGAGCTGCCCGTTCACCATCACTATTGGCTTGCGCTCTGCCACGAAGGCTCCTTACGCCAGCGTGACGGGCGTGCCGCGCTCGAAGTTCACGGCGGTAGCGGAAACCGCAACACCGATCTGTTGCACCACGTTGCCCGAAGCGCTGGGGATGGTTGCGCCACCCGAACCGGCAGTGGTCTGCAAGAACACCGGACCCGGCGCCTGGCCTGTCACATGGGTGTTCGTACCCTCGAAGTAGACGGTGGCAGGATTGCCGCTGGTGAACGCCGCCAGCACGAAACCGTGTGTGTCTTTGCCTGCGGTGGTGGCGTCAGCTTTGCGCACCTTTGCCGTACCCGCGTCGTTCCACACGTTCACCCAATCTCCGTCGCCGAGGTTTTCGCTGGCGGTGATCGTGGCAGTGTCGGCACCGATACCCACGGGCATCATGCTGTTGTCGAGGCGCCCGGTGTCGTCGAGGACGGGGATGTCGCCCGCGTTCGCTGCGCCAGCGCTGGTCTGTACGCCGAACACTTCGGAAATGACGCCGTTGATGAGGCGGAGGAATTTTTTAGCGGCCATGGTGCGGGCTCCTTCAAGTCAAAGCAATGGGGGGTTGAACGTCTATGCGGATTCGGGTCGGCGCCAGCGCATAGCCGACGACCTGCGCGAACACCGCGCCAAACGGCAGCGCCTGAACCAGCGCGCCACCGGCTCCGACGAAGACGGGGCCTGGGACGAGCGTCCAGCCGGCATGGGCTAGATCGAAACCAGTCTTCACCTCGGCCTGGTCGCCGGAGCTGTAGGCGTTGGCGACGATCCCGAGCACAGCGCCGAGATGGGCGGGGTTCGTGCAGTCGGCATAGATCAGCAGGCCCGCGGGGTCGAGTGCCACGGCGGTGTGCCCGCTGACAGGCACTGCGCCCACGGTAACGAGCGTCGCGCCGCCTGCTGGTCCTGGGATGCCCTGAATACCCCGCGGCCCCTGCTCTGCCACTGCGATGACATCGACCACCTCTACCTCGTCCACCAGCACCGAGTCGTCGGGCTGCTGGGCCAGGATCTGGATTTCCTCGACCACCACGGTGTCAGCCACGGGTCACCTCCGGCGACACGCTGATGGAGCCCTGGGCCAAGCGCGTCACATCGCCGTTCGGGTGGACGATCTCCAAGTCCCAGACGCCGCCATCCCAAGCCATCGTGGCGGTTTCAGTGGGGGCCGACAGGAGCTCAATGACGCCTGTTGCGCCGCCAAGCGTGATTCCGCCGTTCTCCGTGGTCAGGTTCAGCAGCACCACGGCCGACTCGACTTCGGAGCGCACATGCATGCGCGCCGTGCAGCCCGTCAGGTCGATGGGCGTGCCGCTGGGCGCTTCCCACGTCAGGCGCTTGCGGAACGTCGCGCCCTGGTAGATGGTGAACTTGAGCTTGGCCGGGGTGGTCATGCCCAGCAGTGTTCCAACAGCAGGGCGCAACGTCCAACCCTATACGGGGGCGCTACATTGCCACGCTGGTACTCATCGAGTTGCCGACGTTCGATGCGATGCCGTTCAAGCTCGCTGCCGCCGCGTCTCCGACCATCTTCACATTCGCCAGCACGGTTTGCACGCGCAACTGCGCCGTGTCGGTTCTCGCCCGCGCGCTGGCCTCGGCGGCGCGTTCTTTCAGCTCGGCGTCTGCGATGTTCATCCGCACGATGGGGTCAATGGCTGCGTTCTGCGCCTGGTACAGCGACACCAGAGTGCGCGCGGATTCGTTCTTGAGGCCTGCCATGCTGTTGGCGAGCTGCATTGCCGTCTGCGGCCCCAGCATCACGGTCTTGACGTAATCGCCAACGGCCTGTAGCGCCTGCGAGAACAGATCGCCAACCGACTTGACGGCGAAACGCACGTTCTCGACCTCCGCTTCAAAGCTCTTGATGGCAATGTCGCGGCTCTGCTCTGCCAGCTTGTCGCGGGCATCCTGGCGGATCATCGCCGTGGCGTGCAGCATCGCGCCGGGTGGCAACGGCCAGCCCGCGCGCGCGTACTGCTCCGTTGTGGTTGCGATGTCGCGCTCTGCCTGCGTGGCGATGCGCGCCCGCCCGCGCTCCCACAGCGCCGTTTCCACCGCGGCATTGATGCCCGTCCCGCCCTGGCGCAGCGCATTGTTGCACCACGCAAGCGTCGCTCCGAATACGGCCATGTCCGGGAATGCCACCTGCAGGATTTCGTGGAAAGCGTCGTCAATCCTTGCCGCCAATTCCCTGTTTGTGCTGTTGAAGTACGCCAGCGCGGCGTTCGGGTCGTCAAAGCTCAGGTTCTTGATTGGGTCGGCACGGTCTTGAAGGTCCATATCCTCGCGGCTCACCGAAGGGACCGGGATCGTAGGCGCCGTGCCAACAGACGCCAGCGATTTATTGCTCAGGCTGATTGCGTCGTTGAACCATTCGGTGGCGGCATCCCACTTCGCGTTGATGACCTGCGTGGTCTGCAGGGCCGGGCCGGTGACTCCATCTGGCAGGGTAACGATAGGCATATCAAATCCTCCGCGCCGATTCGGCGATCAAGAAGCGCACGGCATCCACCTCGAAGGGAGCGCCGTTGCAGTTGTAGAAAGTGGGCATCACATAGGTGCTGCGCAGGCCGCGGCCAATGTCAAAGCGCACTTCGCGCATGCTGGCCCCATGGCCGCGCGCCGAATAGCTGTACGTCGCCGGATTGCCGTTCAGCAACGCCTGCAGCTCCAGGCGCATGCCCCCCGCAGACGCCCCAAGGTAGCAGTAAGTCACGGTCTTGAGATGCGGGCTGCCAAAGTTGAGTTGCCCCATCCCGAAGCAGGCGTCGATGGGCTTCCCCGCATCGTTGTCGCCTTCGAGAAGGTACAGGCCATCCTCGCCAGCGCCGTAATAGCGGCCTCCGATCTTGGCGAAGCTGTTGAACGGGTAGTTCTCGTACTGCGTGGTTCCGCCGCCCTTGGTGTTCATCACAAACAGCTCATTGAGCTCCGAGAGGATCGCAATGCGGCCCGTTGGGATGAGAACGAGCGGCGTCGTTGGCAGCGTGACTACTGCGGCCGGAACGATGCTTCCAGTGAGCATTCCTGCCAGCGTGACGGACCCAAGCGTGACGGACGCATAGGGCGTGATCGTTCCAGCCACCGCAATTTCCATGGGCTGTACTGGCAGCGTGACGACGCCCGCGGCGACAGCAGAGCCCGCCAGCATCATGCGGCCATCCGTGCCTGGGAGTTCATCATAGGGCCAGGCCCGCATGCGCGACACCGCAACGGGCAGGCGTGCCCGCAGGCGGCCGATCTGCCGGTCGCTTGCCGCCACGCGCTGTTGCGGCAGCTTCAGGTGGAGCTGCCCGACCGCGCCGATGAGCCCCGCAAAACCAGGCAGTGGCGCGGGAAGTAACAGGTTCAGCGCCGAGAAGCTGGGCGCGGCCAGTCCGCCGCTGCGCAGCCCAAGCACGGCGGAAGGCACCTTCATGCGCAGCACGCCCCCCATGCCTTCCCGTGCGGCCACGCGAGGCGCCGGAAGGCGCAGCGTGAGCGCACCGCCGCCCTGCCCCATGCGGTAGCCGCCGCTTCCCCAGGGCGGCGCCAACAGCGCTACCGAAGGTTGCGGCAGGCGCAGGCGCAGCAGCCCGAGCGCATTCCCCAGCGCCGTTCTCGGCTGCGGTAGCGTGAGATTCAGGCTGCCGGTGACGGTAAGCGCAGGGTCCGCACCAACCGTCAACACCGGGTTGAAAACCTCGTCATCGCCGGCATACAGCGCGGCCTGCAGCCAGAGCGGTCCATTGCTGGATGCCGTGCTGGTATAGACGACGGTACCGTCGATCAGGTATTGGACCCTGGCCCCTACGCGGCGCACGGCGAACACCGTGGCGTCGGTATAGGGCCATGTCCCGGTATTGAACACGCCAGACTCGAACACCCGGGCCGTGCCGTGGGTGAAGTACCAGCCGAAGTCGATGGTCAGCCCCCCGGCATCCAGAGGGGATTCGTAGCTGTTCAGCCCGGCAATGGCGCCAACGTCCGACGCGCGCGCCTGAAAACTGGCCTTTCCGTCTCCGCTGATAAAGCATTGCGAGCGCGCCCCGCTGTTCCAGCCCAGCTGATAGTCCCAACTCGCGGGCTTCTCGGCGATATAGGGCTGGCCAGGGGTCGCCGGGTACTTCACCGGCACCAACTGGTCGCGGCAAACATAGATCGTTTGCACGGGTCCGTCCGTGACCCAGATCCATTCCTCCCAATAGCGCCCTATTGATGGATCTGCAGGCGCAAAAACAAAACGGCCATCTGCTGATCCATCTGCCGGGTAGTAGCCGCACACGCGGCGCTTTTCCATCACCGTGCGCTCCGGGCGCGGGGCGATATAGGCCTGGCCGGCGACGCCAGGAGTGAAGGTCTTTCCCTTGATGAGGCGATTTCTGTCGGTCATGCGGCGCCTTCCTTTGGTTCGGCGATCAGACGCGGAGAAGAAATGCGGAAGGTGTAACGCTCATGCATTCCGCCGTCTGGGTTAATGGTGGTGCAGCCAGCGTCCTCAAACATCATGTCGCCGGCATCACCCAGCAGGCACCAGCCTGGCCATGCCTGGTGGCGGTTAAGGATGGTGTTGTCCGGGAACAGCATGCCGCCCGAGTGGTACGACGGCAGGCGCCGGTACAGCACGCTCCCGTCCTTCCAGGTGATGCCCAGCGTGTACTCGGTCGTGCTCAGGGATGCTGGGGCGGTGTAGTTCTCCACGCTTTGCGTGTGTAGCGAGAATGTCGGCAGGGTGTCGTGCAAAGCCAGCGGCGCGAACTGCACCGCCTTCCCCTGTGCAGCCGCGCGCTCCGCATGGGCGGCCTGGGCCTGGTTGTAAAGGTCAACAAACGTCGTTTCGGTTTTGTTCTCACCACGCCGGATGCACACAGCATCCACCGGTGACCACTTGAAGTGGTTCGCGCTAAGTAATGCTCCTGTGTCGCACCAGCGCCCCACCGTGGAGTCGGGCTTGGGGACACCCAGCGTGTTGTAAAAGGTGCTGGTGTCGAACACTGCCCAACTCCCGTTGGGATGGACATAGAAGGTCGAGTCCACCATTGGCAGGCGCAGGTAGTTGAGGACTTCTTGCGCGGCCACGAGCCAGCCGATGGGGTAGCCGCTCAGGCCGCTGGGCGCTGCGGCCCAGAGCATGGAGAGGTACGCGCCTTCGCCGAACCACATGAGTGCCTTGCCGCGCATCGGCTGCTCCGCTGCGGTCGTGATGTCGGGGTGCAGCTCGGCGCGCATCGCTGCGGGCGTCCAGCGCGTGTTGATCGCCACCTTCGCGGCGGCGTCTGGAACGCTGTGGGGGGCATTGACCATCTCATCCAAGGTGCGCGCCTGGGTGGCTGCGGCCATGGCCGCCAGTTCAGAAGGGATGTCGGCGGGCACGAACACCCGTTCGAGCTTGCCCTTCACTATGACGTAGTTGTAGGGCCGCGCCGTGATGAACTGGTCGGTGTACTGGGCCTCGTACCAGGCGGGGACGGTCTCGCCGGGGAAGTAGCTGCCACGGGCGATGGTGTGGCTCGGCCCGTTGACCGAGGACATCATGCTCTGCATGTGGAACGACAGCGTGCGCAGGTCCATGCCACGCACCCAGCCGCGCATGTTGGAGAACACCGCCGCCCCGGTCGATGCGTTGCGCAGTCGCAGAACCTTGGAGGTTAGATACTCAAGCCCTGGCGCGTCGATGTCCGAATAGACCTCGGCCTCCAGCACCAGCATGTCGCCGGGAGCCGCGGTGGCACCTTCGACTTCGTGCCACAGGTAGCCGGCGGCCAGCGGAAGATTGGCGGCATCGTTGATCGGGTCAATGATGGAGTTGATGGTGACTGAGAAGTCGAAGTCATTGGGGCCGGCGCCCTCCCCCTTCGTCACGTTGATGACCGCCTCGATCACCCCCGGGCCGGCGAAGTTACGGGGCAGGCCGAAGCTCTCGTAGGCGTTGCCGAAGCCGCCCGAGAACGGCGACATCCCCGTGGGCACAGGCCAGGGGTTGTTGTACTGGGCGTAGCCCTCGTACTCGCCCGACGTCATCGGGGTCCCGGAGGGGTACATGGCCGTCCACCAGGCCGTCTCGAACGCGCCGAAGTTGGCGCGGGCGTAGGCGATAGTGCAGGCGCGAGTGCCCAGGTGGTTGAACTCCCAGCGGAACTCCGGGTTCTTGGTGCCCGTGGCGATGTGGTCGGTCGGCTGGTCCTTGATCTTCGTGGCCGCGCTGTCGCCGCGCCACACCCACGACGGGTAGGTCGGGGAGACCTTCTTGTGGTTCGCCGCCGTGAGGTTCGGGATCGGCACGGAACCCGCGTCAAGGTCTATATCGCCCATGGCGCCCAGCGGAAATGCGTACCAGCTCCCAGAGGCATCCACGTACACGCCGTACTGATGCGTGGAATCGCCCTGCGCCACCTCCTGAATGCCCCAGAAGCGGGGCCAGTCAGAGTCGGCGGCAAGGGCCTTGTCCGTCTTCTCAGGCGAGCCGCCAGGGAGTTTCCAGTTCAGCACGTCGTAACCCACGTCCCGTGCAGAGAAGCACCAGGACATGGGCGCCGGCCCGATGTCGCTGAACCACGCCATGCCATGCCCTTCGTACCCGCTCCAGAATGGCATCAGGACGTGGGCGAAGGTGTGCCCGGTGGTGGGCAGGTTGACGTGGGAAATGGTGTACTTGAATCGGCGCTTCCCGTTGCTCGCGCCGACTTCGATCACGTCGATGTGCGGCGTTTGCCCAAGCTGGACCTGCCAGCCATGCCGGCGGTAAGTTTCGGCGCCGTGCTTATCCGGGTGCAGGCTCAGACGCTCATCCCCGACGAAACGCGCCCGCAAGCCCCCGCCACGCAGCCGCGCCGACACAATGCCGACGTCGTACGCCTCAAAGGAGTAGCCACCCTGCGTGACGGTGTAGGTCGAGACGGGCAGGCCGCTGGTGTAGAACTCGAACAGAGGCAAGGAACCTGCCTGCGGCTCTCCTGGCTCCACCCACAAACGATCCCCCTGCTTGCGCGACACGCTGCCGTCGGCGTTTTGTCGGCGTAGCGCAGGCGTCCCGATGGTGTCCAGAAAGCGCGCCTGACGCTCGCCTTGATGACTCCCTGGGGCGCCCCGCTGGCGGGGGAACTTGTCGTAGTCCATCAGACAATCTCGCTGCACTTCTGAAACTCTGCCCAGAATGCGACTGGCGGCGCTTCCGACACCAGATCCCCAATTTGGAAGTGCTCAATCTGGAAATGCCCGTTCCCCGCAGAGTCGAACAGGTCGATCCATACCGGGCCAACGAACGCCCCTGTCGCTGCCGTGTGCTTGGACACGCCATCGACCTTGACGGTGATTTGCCCTGCGGCGAACTCAAGCCGCAGCACCCTTGACGTGCCCGCGACGTTGTTCGCTGGTGTCGTGTACCACGGGCTGCCAAGGATGGACGGGTTGGTGCGGATGCTGATGTCGCCGCCGGAATACCCGTCCACATAGGCCAGCGCCTCGTAGCTGCTTCCCGCCCCGCCCCAGTTGCTGCCGAACAGGATCATCTGGGTGTTGGAAAGCGCCGCGAGGCTGTACCCGACCTCGATGAAATAGTCATCCGCAGGCAGGCCGGCCGACCCGCTGGGCGAGCACCGCATTTCACCATTGGCCGACCCGGGGACTTCGGAGTTCTTCACGCGGCGCAGGACGCCGCCCGTCACGTAGAAAGCCGGCTCTGGGTACCCTGCGCCGAAAGCCGGGTCGGTGGTCCAAGTCGCCCCCACCTCCCCGGCGTGGCTGTCCACGTTGACGGCGCCGCCTCCCGTGAATGTGTCGAAAACGTAGTCGGCCACGCGGCGGCCTCCTTACAGGCTTGCGGGGACGGTGGCGCTGGCGGCGTCAATCGTCAGCGGTGCGCCGTTCACGATGGCCAGCGACGACAGCGCCAGGTCGGCCGTCTCGTCGGACACCAGCCCAGCCTTGCCTTGGATACGCACGGCCGTCGTGCTAGCCGCGCCAGCGTCGGCTGGAAGTTGGTAGCGGAAAAACGCGGCCGTGCCCGTGGCGACGCCGGTGGCGCTCCACACCGCGCCAGGCACCTTCGACGCACTGCCGCCAGATGCAGCGGACCAGGCCAGAGGCGTGCCGGCGTTGTTCACGCTGTAGGTCGCCAGCAGCGTCGCACCGCCCAGCGCACTGTCAGCGCCCGCAGGCTCGGTGCCGGCGTACAGCATGAGCACGCAGCCGTTCATAAGGGGGCTTGCGGGAGCGGCAGACAGTGCGGCGTTGGCCGCCGCGTTGCGGTAGCCCGTGGAAAAATTCAGCATGGCGGTTCCTTTCAGGGAGCGTTGGTAATTGCGATTGGGACTGGCACCTTGACCTCATCACCAGGCCCGTAGGTACGCGCAGAAGGCAGGCGCTGGATGGCAAGGAGCACCCCCGTCGCGGACCCCTTGCCCGCGCTGGAGACGATCCCGAAAAGGCGCACGCTCTTGGTAGCGTTGAGGGTGAACTTTGCGACGCTTGCGGCGTTGTCGGAGGAGCCGCCCACTGGAGCGCCCAATACCAGCGCCTGGCGCGTGGACTCTGTGTAAGCAGTGATTTCGGTCGCACGCGCGCCGATGTTGGCGGCGGTGTCGTCGTCCTGGGGCGTGTAGTCGCCCTCGAACATCACGACATACCAGTCCGCGATCTGCGCGCCACCGCGCAGCGCCACGTTCATAAGGTAGTCGCGCCCTTCGGCGGTGAAATGCAAACTCATGGCTCAGTCCTTTCGACATCGAAGCGAGCGGCGATGACATGCCGCTCGCCGTCCTGCTCGCGCAGCAAGCTGGCGCCGCTTCGAGCAGGGTTAAAAATCAACGCATCGTCCTGGGGGGCCTCCACAACACCGCCTGGCTTGGCCACCACCACGCCCTGCGGCCCCTGCCAGTACGCGGTCTGGGTGTAGCGGTCGAGCAGCGCCGTCCCGGGCAGCCCGCCATATGGCAACACCACCACGGGCTGGGTGTTCAATGGGTCGCCGGGAATCCAGTACGTCTTGTCCGCGCAGACGTAGATACCGTCCTCGCAGGGCTGCACAACGCTGATCTGCGCAGGGAATGGGATAAAGGCGCGGCCCGCGTTGGTCAGGCCGTAACGGTAGGGCTCGCTCAGGTAGAGAAACTGGCCGCGTGCCACCAGCAGCGATCCACGGTAATGCGCCAGCGCGTGGCCGGCGGGCATGGGGCTGCGCATGAAGGTCGCGCACTCTGCCCCCAGGTTGCCCAGGCTCAGGTAAGCGCCGGGAGCGATTTCGTTGAACGCCGCGCCGTCCGGGCCGGTGGCATAGACGCGGGTGTCTTGCGCCAGGCCAGCAAAAGCGATACCGCCACCCATGCGCAGGCTGATCTGTTGCGGCTCTGTGCTGGCGGACTCCCCATCCGCTCCAAGGCCCGTGAAGCACACTTGGTAGCTCCCCGGCGGCAGGCTGCCCGCTACAGGGAATGCAATGGGCACAGGGTTTGGCGGCGGAGTGACCACCGCGCGCGCGCTCTTGCCATCAATTCGGCCGATGAGCGCGCCATTGGTCCAGTACACCATGCCATCGGGCAGTCTGGCGAAGCTCGCGCGGACCCGCCCAATGCCTGGGACAACAACCGTCGCAGCCAGGCTCGTGTCAATATGCACCAGATCGCCGTTGCACACGCCGTAGGCGCAATTCTCGTCGGCCCAGATGGAATGCCAGCCTCCAGCGGCTGCCATGTAAAACCCCTGGCGACGGCGAATGAAGCCGTCGGCAGACAAGTCGATATTGCTGGCCACGCGCAGCCACGACGCGGCGGAACGGTTTTGTGTCACCGTCTCCATGCGCGTTGGCTTGAGCCTGTTGTTCAGGCCCAAAATGGCGTCTATCGTGGCGTCGCTGGGCATGCGTGGCAGTCTCCATGCTGGTGCGTCCACCGTCCAACCCTATGCTGTGCGCGTCGGTCTTTCGTGGCTATGGAAGGATCGCCACGTTGTGGTGCGCCGCGTCCTCGCGCGTGATGCGGCGCATGTCGCTGTCCGGCAGCGGGCCAAAGTAGGCCGTGAATGCCTTCTCGGCGTCCTCCGCGCGACGCTGGTCGATGGTTTCAGCGTCCGGCACGCCGAATGCCTTGTGCAGCGCCCAATCAATCAGGTGCTCGTGGTGCGCAGCGTGGATTTCCGGCTTGTCCATGTCGTTG